TCGCTTCTGCAAATTGCCGTAAAATAATCTGAGTGACACGTACGCATCATGATTCGAACCATGAGTACCGTACGTGTGTCCTAAAACTGACAACATCGTATCAACTATATCTCGGTTCTTAGGCTCCCTACCCCAGACAGCTCTCGATATGTACTCTCGAGTCTCTCTAAACGGCAGGAACTTTGCTTGGCCCTTAGACTTATTACGATTTATTAAGGCATAATGACGCAAAAAGATCATTCCAGGCTCCCCAATTATCCAACCACAATGCTGACGAGAACAAAAGGGAACCCCATCACGAACATCACGCAACTCAACATCAAAGCAATCTTGTAAAAATGTAGCAAACAATTTAGCTGAGAAATAAGTCGCTGAAAGACCTTTTCCTTTATTATATACGTGATCATCACCGTAAACTATCAATTTGACCAGGTCAATGAACTCCCGCTCCAACTGCTCCTTATGTTCCTTAGGTGCCTTTAATATTTGATCAACACAAAAAAGGCAAAAATACAATGCCATAACCCAAGAATCCATATGTGAAGTATTATAACAACCGGATGGAACACCGCCGCGCTGTATGCACCAGGCCGAACCAAACAACTGTGTCACTCGGGCTATAATCGACTTAATAAGTTGCTGAATAATCCTTTTCTTCAATTCATAGTCCTCTGATCGAGGATCCTCATGAATAAGCATTGAACTATAATACAAGTTAACAAAGAAACCTTTAACTCGCATATCGAACTTATCAACATCGCCATCACATAACAAAGCTTCGAAACAATTCTCAAGACCTATACCCAGACATTCTGCAATCGCATCCATCCCACCCCGCGACCATTTGTGTCCAATCCGAATACACGGACCTCGCTCTTTTAACATACGAATTTTCGATACTAATCGCTCTAATAATACAAAGTTAGAGGAAGGAATGACAAATACACGACATTTGTCCTTAAACTTTTGCCACTTATCATCAGAATACTGTTTATCAAAGGTGTAAAATATTTCACTTTTTGGCGTTATCACCCAATAAACCGGTATATCCTTCCC